CGGCGCGGGGAAGTCTTCTTTTGACGCGAAATTTGTCAAAAAAGTGCTTTTTGGGCATGAGTAGCCGTATAGTATGCCTGACATGTATACAAATTCAGGGGATTTCCGATGCAGTATCACGTGCCGAAGCCGTGGCAACGCCAATTCTATAGGTCGCGGGCATGGCAGGCGTGCCGACAGGCCGTGATAGACCGCCAGCACGGACTGTGCGCCGACTGCCTGAAACACGGGGACTACACGCCCATCGCAGACGTGCATCACGTGGTCGAGCTGACCGAGGACAACGTCGGAAACCCCGAGATAAGCCTGAACCCAGACAACTGCGTCGGACTCTGCAAGGAGTGCCACAACGCGAGGCACGACAGACGGTTCGGGAGCGGCGGCAAGGGGAGGGTCTGGTTCGACGCGGACGGAGTTCCGCACGCGAGGGAGGCGTGACGTGGCATCGATGGAAATGACGGTGACGGACGAGCTGCGGCCGGCGACGGTTACGCACAGGGTCCCCGTGATGGGCGACGACGGGTACCGCAAGGCGATGGCGGTGCGCGAGGACAGGGCGCTGATACACCGCGAGACGTACCGCGGCAGATTCGTAGCGGAGTACGAGGACGGCTCGTGCGAGGCGGTCGAGCCTGAGAGCGTACGGTTTCTCGACGGCAGGTTCGACGCTTACGTATGGGACACCGAGGAAGGGCGTGAGTAGATGGCAGTTGTGCTGACGTACAAGGTGAGGGAGATCATGAAGACGCCAAGGTATCGGGCGATGGTTGACTCGAACCGCTACGACGTGACGGACCCGACCATCAACGAGCTGGTCTGCAACTACTGCTGGCTCGCCGACAAGGTCGAGGAGTGCCGCTCCATCATCGACCGCGAGGGCATCATGGTCGAGGGGCTGCACGGCAACGTCCAGAACCCCGCGCAGGGCAGCACGAAGGCGTACCTGCAGATGATGAACATAATCATCGACCAGCTCAAGAAGATGAGCGACGTCAAGCCCGAGTCCGCCGACGCGCTCGATGACTTCCTCGGGGGCGAGTAGCCGTGAAGCCGAACAAATACACGAGAAAACAGACGAAACGCGCGGTGTTCCGAGAGACGGGGACCGTGGGCGACACCGTGTTCATCGAACCTGTGCTGGGCGTGGACTGGTTCGTCTGCGACCACAGGAAGAAATGCCGCGTCTCGCGAAACTGCGTCATAAACGGCGGGCCGTGCTCGCACACCACGGACGGTGACCACGATGCCGAACGTCGGTGAGACGGCGTACGGGGCCTATATCGCCGACGTCCTCGCTGGGGCGTTCGTGACGTCGGGGAAGATAAGGCAGCTCTGCCGAATCCTGAGCGACCGCGGTGACTCGTACGGGCGGTGGCACTTCGACCCAGACCGCGCCGAGCGTCCCGTGAGGTTCATCGAGCGCTTCTGCTGCCTGCCAGCGGGCAGGGCGGGGACGCCCATGAGGCTGCAGCCCTTCCAGAGGTTCATCATCGAGACGATATTCGGATGGGTGGACGACGAGGGCGACAGGCAGTTCCAGGAGGCGCTTGTCATATGCGGGCGCAAGAACGGAAAAAGCTCCCTCCTTGCGGCAATCGCCCAGTACATGCTCGTGGCTGACGGCGAGTACGGACCCCAGGTGTACACGATGGGCGTCACGGACGCGCAGGCGTCCCTCTGCTACGGCTCGTGCAAGAAGATGATGAAGCAGTCGCACGAGCTTTCCCGCCGCGAGCGCATGGGACTCGCGCCCGAGCGCAGGCGTCAGGGCATCCTCAACGACGGTCCGAGCGGGAACGACGGATACATCACCACCCTGTCGATGAGCATGCCGCTTGACGGACTAGACGTGCATTTCGCCGTCTGCGACGAGCTTGCGGCGTGGAAGTCGCGCGGACCCTACGACGACGTGAAGCAGGGCATGTCCGCGCGCAAGCAGCCTTTGATGCTCTCCATCACGACCTCCGGCTTCGTGCGCAACTCCATCTACGACGAGCGGTACGACTACGCCTCGCGCTGGCTCAAGGGCGAGATAAACGACGACCGCTTCGTGGCGTTCGTCTGGGAACTCGACCGCACCGACGACATGCACGACGAGTCGCTGTGGCCGAAGGCGAACCCCGGTCTGGGGACGATCAAGAGCATCGACACCCTGCGCGGCTTCGTGCAGCAGGCGGACAACTCGCCGCAGTTCCGCCCGACCGTGCTCACCAAGGACTTCAACGTGCCGCAGAACAGCTCGTCTGCGTGGTTGTCGTGGGACGAGTCGGGCAGCGGGGAGCGGTTCGACTTCTTCGGGGCGGGGTTCCGCTACTGCGTCATAGGGTTCGACTACGCGGAGACCACCGACCTCGCCTGCGCCCAGGTCATGTGCATGCGCCGCGAGACCGACGAGGACGGAAACCCCGTGCGCGACGGGGACGGCAACCCCGTGCTCGACCCGCACATCTACGAGCACACGATGTACTGGCTTCCCGAGTCAAAGCTCGCCGAGCGCGAGCAGTCGGGCAAGGGCGACACCACGGACCACGCGCCGTACCGCCGATGGCAGGACATGGGGCTTCTGCGCGTGGTGCCGGGCAACTACGTGCCGCTCTCGGTCCTCACGGAGTACGTCTGCGAGCTTCGCGACGACCACGGGATATACACCTACGCCCTCGGCTACGACCCCTGGCACGTCACGGGCGCCGACCGCGAGCAGCTTGAGCAGATGATAGGCGCGAGCCGCTGCGAGGCCGTCATACAGGGCGCCAAGACGCTGTCCGACCCCATGAACCGCATCAAGGCGGACTACGCCCAGCACCGCATAGTGGACGACGCGAACCCCGTGAACCGCTGGTGCCGCATGAACGTCATGGTGACCACCGACACGAACCTGAACCTCCTGCCCGACAAGAAGGAGGGGAAGGGCGCGAATCGCATCGACGGCTTCATGGCCGAGCTTGACGCCTATATCACGCTCGACCGCCACCTCGACGGGTACACGGCGATGCTGTAAAGGAAAAGCCCATTGCATCGGAATCCGGCAAGATGAACGATGCAACGGGCAGCGAGACGGACGGCAATGCCGCCCAAGACAATGACACCAGCGCGGACGATACGACGGCTCAGGATGGCATCGCTGTCTCCATCAAGCATACCACCGACGCGGCGCGAGGGGTCCGCGACTGACTGAGCGACCGTTCGGATGACGGCTTGACCACATATCAATAATCTAACAAGTTTCCCCCAGATACAAATTAAAGAGACTCCTGAACGACAGGGTTATAGGGTAGGGGGGAGCCACAGCGACTCCCCTACCCATACCCCGTCAGGGTCGAGATACAAATAATTCCTAATTATTTAAGACCTTTGTATTTGGTATTTAGCCCCATTTACCTGCGGTTTTGCAAAAGCTGGATATTTTTGGCGTATTTAGGGGGTCTACCTGCGGTTTTGTGCGTTTTGAGGCCCCAGATACGGAGGGGCCGGATACGGGCGTATTTGGGGTCCGGCGTATCCGGCCCCCGGCGGCAGTCTCGGTCTCGCGGTCGGTCGCGCGGGACTTTTCGGGGCGGTCTCGTGGCAAGTTCGCCGCCTCAGTCGCGCCTCCCGAACGCCGCCGACCCCGCCGCCTCCGCCAAGCCGAAAACCACTTTTATTTGCGCGGTGCAGTCGAAAACTGTAGAAAAGCTATGATGCGATATTTCTCAGAGGCCCCGACGAGGGGCCTTTTTGTTTCCGCGAGGGGAGGACGCCGCGTGGGGCTGATGGACAAGCTGTTCCGCAGACCGAGGAAGGACGCCGAGTACGCGCCATACTTCAAGACGATCACGGACTACGCGCCCGCCTTCACCACGTGGCGCGGCGGCGTCTACGAGATGGAGCTGACCCGCGCGTGCGTCCACGCCTTCGCGGTCTCGTGCTCCAAGCTCACGCCGTCTATCTCGGGCGACGCGTACCCCGGCATCCGCCGCGCCTTCGAGACGTGGCCGAGTCCCTACATGACGTGGTCGCGCTTCCTCTACCGCCTCGCCACCATATACGAGGTCGACTGCACCGCCTTCGTGGTGCCGACCTACTCGGCGAACGGCGAGCCGAACGGATTCTTCCCGCTCAAGTGCGACACGTGCGAGCTGGTCGACTACAAGGGCGAGATGTGGGCGAGGTTCCGCCTGCCCGCGGGCGACGTGTACGCCATCGAGGCGCGCAAGGTCTGCTGCATCTCGAAGTACCAGTACCTATCCGACTACTTCGGGACGAAGAACAACCTGCGGCACACGATGGACCTCCTGAACGCGCAGGTGCAGGCCGAGAAGAACGCAATCGACCTCGGCGGCAAGATCATGTACATCGGCAAGGTGACGGGCATGGTCGCGCCAGAGGACCAGCGCAGGAAGCGCGACGAGTTCTACGCGCGCAACTTCACCGACAACGACACCGTGCTCATGACCTACGACAACACATTCGAGAACATCCAGCAGGTCAAGGCAAGCACGTACACCATCTCGACCGACGAGATGGAGCGCATCGACAAGCACGTCTACAGCTATTTCGGCTGCAACGAGTACATCCTGCAGAACACGTGCGACGAGGCCAAGTGGGACAGCTACTACGAGGGCAAGGTCGAGCCGTTCGCGTTCATGCTCTCGCAAGGCCTCACGCAGGCGTGCTTCACGCAGCGCCAGGTCAAGGCGGGCAACCGCGTCGAGTTCGGCGCGGACCGCCTGCAGTTCATGGGCGCGGCCACCAAGCGAAACATCGTCCGCGACATGACGGGCTGCGGCGTCATGACCGTCAACGAGGGCCGCGCGGTCCTCAACCTGCCGCCAATCGACGGCATGGACGTGTTCATGGTCCGCGGCGAGTTCTACCAGCTCTCTCGCGACGGCAAGGTCGTGTTCGCCAGCGGCGGCAAGGGCGTCATCGAGTCCGACCCGTCCGACGACCCCGACTTCGACCTCGGCGGCGACGACCAGATATACAACGACGCCGACGCCTACGGCTCCGGCGACGAGGACGGGAGCAACTGATATGCCAGCAAAACCCGACGAGCGTCAGTACCGCTCGATGGCGATGCCGCTCACGGCGGTCGGCGAGGGCGTGTCAAAACGTTTCGACACCGATTACTACGTCGAGGGCTACGCCAGCACGTTCAACGACCCGTACCTGCTGTTCGAGCGCGACGGGTGGGAGTACTGGGAGGTCGTCTCCCCGAGCGCCTTCGACGGCGCGACGGTGATGGACGACGTCATCATGCAGTACGACCATGCGGGACAGGTCTATGCGCGTCAGTCCAACCACACGCTCATCATCGAGCCTGACGAGCACGGCCTGTTCGTCGCGGCGGACCTGTCGAAGACCACGCTCTCGCGCCAGATGTGGGAGCAGATAGACGCGGGCCTCGTCACCCGCATGTCGTGGGCCTTCACCATCGCCCCTGACGGCGAGGAGTGGGTCGAGGACGCGACCAACCGCAGGGTCACGTCCACCATCACAAGGGTTTCGAAGTGCTTCGACGTCAGCGCGGTCTCGTACCCCGCCGACCCGAACACCGAGATAAGCGCACGTTCCCTCGTAGACGGAGTGATCGAGAGGGAGAAGCGGGAGTCGCAAGTGCGTTTCGCGGAACTGGCACGCAAGAGGTCGCTCCTCGCGCTCAAGGCCAAGGCCGCGCAAGTCCGATTCATGCAACTACGTTAGGAGGGATGACATGGAGTTCGAACCCATGACTTCCCGCGAGTACCGCGAGTTGGGCGCCGAGAACTACGAGACGCGCCGCTCCCTGGTGCTCGGACTCGCCGAGGCCGTCCCCGAGGACGCAACCGACGAGCAGATCTCGGCCATCGACGCGGAGGTCTCCGTGATCGCAGCCGAGGACCAGCGCCGCTCTCAGCTGGCGCACACCCGCAACGCCGCCCGAGAGTTCGTGGAGCAGGGCGCAGGCGCGCCCGTCGCCGCGACCGAGGCGGTCGAAGAGACCGAGGAGGTTCCCATGCCCGAAGAGAAGCAGGCCCGTTCGCTCGGCGCCAACTTCGTCCAGTACCGCGAGGCCCACAAGGAGAACGCCGCTGGCAACCGCTACGTCGCTCCCGCCTTCCGCGCCGCGACCGACGTCCAGACCGTCGCAGGCCTGACCGCCACCGAGTTCGACACTTCCGTGGTCGACAAGCCCGCTCCCCAGCTCGCCGTGCTCGGCCTGTTCGGTCGCAAGACCGTCGACCAGCCCGTCTACAGCTGGCTTTCCTACGGCTCCACCGAGGGCGCCGCGGGCCTGACCGCCGAGGGTGCGGCCAAGAACCAGCTCCACTACGTCTACGAGCAGAAGTCCGTCACCCTGCAGAAGGTCACGGGCATCATCAAGCTCACCGAGGAGCTGTTCGAGGACGACCCGTACCTCGCCGCCGCCATCAACGGCGACCTCGTGGACGACCTCAACGCCGCCCGTCAGGAGCAGGCCGTCAAGACCCTGCTCGCGACCTCCGGTATCCAGAAGGCCACCGGCGTCAAGAACGACGCCATCTCCATCCTTGACGCCATCATCGCCGCCGCCGCCGACGTCGAGGACCAGTCCGGCATGCCCGCCACCGCCGTCGCGGTAACCCCCGCCATCTGGAAGACCCTGCGCGGCACAAAGCTGACCACCAACGAGTACGTCGCGGGTTCCCCGTTCGGCGACTCCGACGTGACCAGCCTGTTCGGCATGACCTTCGTGAAGTCCGCCGCCGTCACCGCCAACCACGTCCTCGTCGGCGCCTTCAACGCCGCCGACCTCGTGAGCAAGCGCGACGGCGTCAAGGTCGAGTCCACCAACTCCGACCAGGACGACTTCTCCAAGAACCTCGTCACCGTCCGTGCGGAGATCCGCGAGGTGCTTGCGGTCAAGCGCCCCGCCGCCTTCTGCGACATCACCGTGGCGACCGCCTAATGGCCGCGAAGCTGGCACTGTACCGCTGGCGCGGCGTCATGTGGCAGTTCGAGGAGGGCAAGCAGCCCGCGGGCGCCGTCCGCGTGGCTGTCACTGAACCCGAGACGCCCGAGTCGCGGCAGCAGCCCAAGAAGCCGATGCGTCGGCGCACGACCAAGAAGCAGGAGTCCTAGGAAGGGGGGCGCGGGACACATGACAATCGAGGAGCTTGACGGGTTCACCAACGAGCACCCGCTGTTCGAGAGCGTCAAGAACGCCCTGCGCCTCTCGACCGACAAGGCCGACTCCGAGGTCACTGGTCTCATGTCCGCGGCCATCCACGACATGCTCGTCAAGGGTGTGTCCGCGGACTGGCTCGGCACCGACGTTGATTCCCTGCCCGCGCTCGCGAGGCAGGCGGTCGTGGTCTACGCAAAGGCGAACTTCGGCTACGACAACGACGACGCCGACCGTTTCCTCAAGGTCTACGACAGCATGGTGGCGACCATGCTTAACTCGTCGCACAACGCCGTCTACGGGCAGCGCAGCCTTTCCAAGGCCACCGCCCGCGTCACGGGGGAGGCGAAGGCCGGCGACATGCCGACGCTGGAAGTCCTCTACCCAGTCGGCGGCGCATACCTCATGGAACTCACTGAGGGCAACGACTACACCGTGTCCTACGAGCACAACCTGAAAGCGGGTACCGCGCTCGCCACGGTCACGGGCGTCGCGCCCTACGTCGGCATCATCACGGTGCCGTACACGGCGGTGGGCGCATGAGATGGAACTCCACTATCGTCCTGCGCGACGTCGACTCGCTCATGACGGTCGATGACGAGGGCAACGAGATAGAGGGCGGTCCCGTCGACACCGAGGTCTTCTGCAACGTCATGAGGGCTGGTCAGACCTACTGGGCGACCGCCGCAGCAATCGGCAACAAGCCCGAGGCGCAGGTCCAGGTGAGGGCGCTCGACTACACGGGTCAGACGCAGGCCGTGTTCGAGGGCACAGAGATGGACGTGGAGGCGTCGCGCAGCGGCGAGTACACGGTCCTCACGCTCTCCCGCCACGCCCGTAACGACGAGGCGGCTGACATTTAGGCGGTCTCATACACGAGGCGGTTCCACACACGAGCTAGGCGGTCCCACACACGAGGCGGTGAGCAGGCAGTGAGTCGAGAGTTCTACGTCGATGACGATGCCTTCTCCACCACGTTCGACACGCTCATGGGCGATATCTATAAAGCGGCAGGCGAGGCCCTTTTCAATGGTACCCGCGAGGGCTGCATCTACGGTCGCGACGAGGTCCGCGAGAACGCCTCCGGCTACGGCTGGGGCGAGCACACGGGCTACCCGAAGATGTGGACATACCGCACCACGCGACCGTCGAGCGGCACCGTCGAGGGGCACATCTACTGTCGCAAGCCAGGTCTCGTGCATCTCCTTGAGAAGGGGCACGCCACGCTCGGCGGCAGGCGCACAAGGGCCTTCCCGCACGTGAAGCCCGCTGCTGATGACACCTTCGAGAAGGTGCCGCAGTTCGTCCTCGAATACCTGAAAGAGGGTCTGACGTGAGTGTCAAGTCCGACGTATACAAGGCCCTGACCGCCACGGGGATACCGGGCCGTCAGGACGCCTACGCGGTCGGCAAGGCCCCGTCGCCGCCGTTCTTCATCTACACCGTGGAGTCGCGGGGCGAGTTCGTCGCGGACAACGACAACTACGCCTCGACCCCGAGGGTCCACGTCGACCTGTTCGAGAAGGTGTCCACCGACAAGTACGAGTCAGCGATCCTCGATGCCTGCAGGGCCTTCGGCCCCGTCGAGCAGACGAGCGCATGGTCGCAGTCGGAGCAGTGCCACATCGAGCAGTTCGATTTCACGTATCACAAAGCCAGAGAATAAGGAGGATGCAACATGGCAGCATCCAAGGTCCGCTTCGGCCTGAGCAACGTCTACTACGCTCTCGTGTCCGATGAAGGCTACTCAACTCCCGTCCACATCCCCGGCGCCGTGTCCCTGACCCTCAACCGCGAGGGTTCCGACGCCACCATCTTCTACGCCGACAACATCGCGTACTGGACCCTGCCCGCGACCAACTCGGGCTACACGGGCACCCTCACGATGGCCCTCGTGCCCGACGCCTTCAAGGTCGACGTGCTTGGCGAGGTCGTTGACGACAACGGCGTCCAGGTCGAGCTGTCCGACGCGCAGCCCAAGGCCTTCGCGCTCATGTACGAGGTCTCCGGCGACGCCGACGAGAAGCGCTACGTGTTCTACAACGTGACCGCGCAGCGTCCCATCGCGTCCGCGAACACCAAGTCCGACTCCACCGACCCCGATACCGAGGACCTTGAGTTCACGGCAATCGGCAAGGACTTCGACTTCGGCGGCGCCAAGAAGAACATCGTCAAGGGTTCCGCCGCTTCCGACGCCAAGGGCTACGCCGCCTGGTTCACCAAGGTGCCGACGCCCGCCAAGGCCGCTGCGTAGCGACCACACAAAAGCCGAGACGCGGGGGAGGGCGGCGCCTGTTCCGCCCCCTTCCCCGCTCTCACCGACACTGAACAGGAGTGCCATACATGCTGGTAAGGTTCAAGCACGTGGGTGAGGGTTCCGACGAGTGGGACTCCAACCCCATCAGGTTCGGCGAGGGCGACGATGAGCACGTCGCCATCTGCGCCATGAAGACGTTCGAGTTCTACGAGCAGGCCTTCCGCGAGGACCCGCGCTCGCTGCACAAGTCCCTCGTGGACGATATCAACAACGACGCGGGCGACCTCGGCTTCAACCTGTCCGCCGACTCGCGCGCCTTCTGGGCCATGCTGCGCGTCGCGGACATGGCGGGACTCAACGACTCGGTCGCGCCCGTCGAGACTGACTACGACGAGTTCGTCAACGCGCACATCGTGGACGATATCGACCTGTTCCACAGGCATTACCTCATCAACAAGGAGGTCGATGCCTCCTTTCCGTCCATTTCCGCCTTCTACGACTCGGTCAACAGGCAGTCCAGCGGACGGAAACGCAAGCGGTAGCGACGGCGCAGACGGCGGCGACGGCGCAAAGCGGCTGACGTACACATCGATGTGTCTGGCCGCTATGAAGCTGGGCTACACCCGCCGCGACCTGTTCGAGGTCACCTACAGCGAACTCGCGTGGGACTTCGAGGCCATGCGCGAGCGCGATGCGGACAACAAGGACGAAAGCGACGGCGCCGTCAAAGAGGCGACGCAGGACGACATACGGCGGATGCTCGGTTAGGGCGTCCGCCTTTAATCTTACCGAGGAGGGTAAAAGTGGCGGAGTACGCAGGCCTTGAGATCCGCATCGGCGGCGACACCACGAAGCTCAACAACGCCCTCAGAAGCTCCACCAAGGCTGCGTCCGTCCTGCAGAAGGAAATCCGTCAGATTACGCGGGCGATGCAGTTCAACCCGTCCGACATGGGTAACCTCGACACCCGACTCAAGCTCACCGCCGAGCGCATGGAGGCCCTGCAGTCGCAGACCAAGACCATGAAGACCGCGCTCGAACAGCTCGGCGACACGAACGTCGATATCTTCAAGGCGGACGACGCAGGCAACATCGTCAAGGCGACCAAGAGCATCAGGCAGCTCGCCGACGAGACGGACAACGTCGAGCTTGCCGCTGCGAACGCCCGCAAACGCTACGCGGACCTCACTGGTACGCTTGAGAAGGCGTACTCGGTGTGGAACAAGGCCATGTCGAACGAGGGAGCCGAAAAACTCTCGTGGTATATCCCCGTCGATCAGGCGAAGGATATCATGAAGCTGCCGCTCGCCGAGATGAAGCAGGAACTCAACGAGGTCAATCAGTCTCTTGACAATAAGATCCCGAAGTCCGTCATAAAGACCGTGACCGAACTCAAGAAGATGGACTTCCACGACGCCTTCCGCACTGATTCCGTTGACGCCATGCTCGACAAGCTGTCCGAGATGGGCGTCGACCTCGGTGACGAGACGATGAGGATTCGCGAACTCAGCCATCAATACGGCGAGGCGCGTGCGAACATGGAGGCCTTCGGCAAGGCGTCGCAGTTCCAGGGCCTCTCCGTCGATATCCAGCGCACGCAGTCCGAGATCGAGTCCCTTTCGCGCACCATGAAGGAACTCAACACCGTGTCGACCGCCGAGAAGTCGGACGATTTCCAGGCGCTCTCGGTAAAGGTCAAGGACGTCGATGAGCAGATAAAGAAGCTCGACGCCGACATTGAGGCGTGCGATCGCTCCCTCAAGATAAACCCGGACAACCTTGAGGCGGCGCGTCAGAAGATGGTCGACCTCTCCGAGAAGTCCGCGCTCGCCGCAGACAAGGAGGAGATGCTTAACCAGCAGCTCAAGATGCTCGACAGCGACGAGGTCAGGAAGGCCGCGTCCGAGCACGAGAACCTGTCCGAGTGGGTCGTCAACGCCCGCAATTCCGCGCAGGGCGCCACCAAGAAGTACCGCGACCAGCTCGCGACGCTCAACAACCTCCGCACCGAGTACCAGCAGGTGACGGACACCATCAAGCAGCTCAAGGCGGCTGAGGCTGCAGGCAGCGGTCGCACCGAGGCCGTGAAGAAGGCCTCTGACGCGATAAAGCAGGTCGAATCCAACATTTCAAGCCTTGAGGCGGAGTACAGGAAACTCAACGCCGCGTGGGACAATCCGCTTAACACGGCGGGCGATTTCGACAGAATCCTCGCCGACATTCAGAAGAACGAGGAAGAGACAGACGAGTACAGACGCAAGCTCGAAGAGCTTAAACGTACGTTCGCCGAGCTTTCCGATATCCCAGACGATTTCTGGCTCAGCCCCGAGAAGTACAGCGAAAAGCTCACCGACGCGATAAAGCGTCAGGACGAACTCAAGCAGAGCATCGACGAGACCGAGAGCGCCGCGAAACAGGCCGGCGAGGCGATGGAGTCCGCCAACCGCAACGCAGACCTCGCGAACACCGCGAACGCGTACAAGAACACCGCAACCGCGGCGCGTCAGGCAGGCGACCAGGTCGAGGACGCTCGGCAGAAGACCGACAACTTTGTCAAGAGCACGAACGCCATCGACCCGTCCACGCTAAAGTCCATCGGCATGACCCTCTACTCGACCGTCACTCCCGCCGTGTCCATGCTCGGCTACAAGGTCATGGACGCGTCCGCGACCGTCGACGCCGCCTACCGCGACATGCGCAAGACCGTCAACGGCACCGAGAGTCAGTTCGAGTCGCTGCGTCAGGCGGCAATCGACTTCTCGACCACGCACGTCACCACCGCGGACCAGATTCTTGAGATTCAGGCAATCGGCGGCGAGCTTGGCGTCGCGACCGAAAGCCTCGACTCATTCGCCGAGGCCGTGTCAAACATCGACGTGGCGACCGACCTCGACACCGACGAGGCGGCGACCGCAATCGGGCACCTGCAGAACATCATGCACATGACTGAGAGCGACTACAGCAGTTTCGCGGACGCCCTCGTGCGACTCGGAAACAACGGAGCATCCACCGAGTCGGAGATAGTCAATATCGCCGAGCGCATCGGCTCTATGGCGTCCATCGTCGGCATGAGCACACCGCAGGTCCTTGCGTGGTCCTCGGCAATCGCGTCGACGGGCCAGAAGTCCGAGGCGGCTGGTACCGCCATCTCCAAGACCATGAGCTTCATGGAGACCGCCGTCGCCGCCGCTGGCGGTACGGTCGATATGTCGTTCGAAAACATTTCGTCCGCAGTCCAGGAGGGCGGGGACAAGCTCACCATGTTCTCAAACCTCATGGGTATGACCGCCGACGAGTTCGTGGACGCGTGGAGCAAGGACCCGCAGTCCGTCTTCGGCGAGCTTGAGAACAACATCACCGACGCCAAGGACAGCCTGCAGCAGATTGCCGACGTGGCTGGCATGAGCGCCGAGAAGTTCGCCTCGACGTGGGAGAGCGACCCGACCGCCGCGCTTGAGGCCTTCATCAAGGGTCTCAACGGCATCGAGCAGGCTGGCGGCTCCGCGGACGCCGTTCTGCAGGGGATGAAGATCACGTCCGTCCGTCAGAAGCAGGCCATCGAGGGTCTGATGCAGACGGTCGACGGTCTGGATGACAACCTGCAAATGTCCCAGAACGCGTGGGACGGCGTGTCCGACCAGTGGGGTGCCGCGGGTGACGCCGCCAACGAGGCGTCCAAGAAGGCCGAGGGATTCTCGGGCCAGATGCAGATAATGCGCAACATGGCGCAGAACGCCGCCGCCGAGCTTGGCGAGGGCGCGGTGCCGATTCTCAAGACCATGACAGGCGTCCTGCGGGACGCCACCGAGGCCTTTTCGGGACTTAGCCAAGGAGCGAAGACCGGCATCGTCGCGGGCATGGGCGGCGCAGCTCTGCTCGGCCCGATGCTCACCGTCGTTTCGACCGCGCAGACGGCGGGCGACGAGCTTTCCAAGTACGTCGCAACCGTCACGAACGGCTCAGCAGCCGTCGCGAAGGCGTACAAGGAGGGCGGCATCGAGATGGTCAAGTCGCTCACGGCCGGCATGACCATGACGCAGAAGGCAGGCGTCGTGGCTGGTCAGTTCGCTTCCCAGCTTTGGAGGTTCGGCAAGGTCGCCATCGTCGTGGCTGGCGTCGCGATGATAGCCAAGGAGCTGTACGACCTCTATCAGAAGGCGAAGCTCGCGAAGGACGCAACCGAGGGGCTTGACGATGCCGTGTCTGGCATCGGCGAGTCCGCAGACGTGTCGGTCGCGAGCGTCAACGAAATGTCCGACAGCATCGGCTCAATCGCCGCGTCGCTCGACAACACGCGGCAGTCCATCGAGAACGTCCAACAGGGCAACGTAGACCTCGCGAACAGCATCAACAGCGCGAACGAGGAATACGGAAAGACCGCAGGCACGCTCGACGCATACATGGGAGTCATCGATGACCTCGCTGGCAAGTCCAGCCTGAGCGCGGACGAGCAGATGCGTCTCAAGACCGCGCTCGAAGAGGTCAACAAGCAGTGCGGGACCAACTACGGTCTCGACGCCAACAACGAGATCATCGACAACAACACGGGCAAGGTGCAGGAGAACACGGACGCCCTGTGGGACAACGTCGAGGCTCGCAAGACCGCCGCGCTCATCGAGTACTACAAGCCGCAGTACACCGAGGCCATCGGTAAGCAGGCCGATGCGCAGAAGGCGCTCAACGACGCCCAAGACCAATACCAGTACCTACTGACGAACCGCGCGAAGATCGAGCGCGACTACGTCGACAAGTACGGAGGCACGCTCGCCGACGCCGAGGCCGCGTACAACATCGAGGTCGAGAAGGCGAAGGCGAACGTCAAGGACGCCGAGGCCGCGCTTGATTCGGCTGACGGTGCCGTTGACGAGCTTGAGAGCACGCTCACCGACGCCACGCAGGCGCAGAACGACCTGAACCGCGCCGCGCAGGACACGACGGGCACCCTGAACCGCATGGTCGACGTAATCGGGGACTCGACAAAGTTCAACGCCGCCGCAGACGCGCTCGACATGCTCGGCGTGAGCTACGATTCGCTGGCAGACGCGTCAGACGGCGCACTCAGCAAGCTGGGCGACTCAACGAGCGGGTCCATGAAGGACCTCATCGACTCCATACAGGCGGCTGGTGGCGACATATCGACGCTGCAACAGGCGATGGATGATGCGGGCGTATCGTCCAAGTCAATGTCGAAGGTGTCTGCCGACGCCTTTAGGCGGCTCTATGCGAACTGCGGGAACGACATTAACAAGACCGTCGCGACGCTCGGCAACCTCGGCATCGCCGCCGACGACGTTCGGGCCGACATGGTCGAGGCCATGCTGAACATGGACTCGTCGGTGCAGTCCGCGTTGGAGGAAGCTGGTCTGTACAGCGCCGACTTCATCCGCGCCATGCAGGACGCAGGCATCTCGGCGCAGAACCTCAACAACATCTCAAGCGAGGAGTTCGCCGCGATGCTGTCGAGCTGCGGCGGTGACATAAACAAGCTCATCGGGATGATTAAGAACTACAATCGCACGCCCGTCGCCAACAAGAAGGCTAACATCGACGTCAAAGGCGCAAAAGATCTACAGAGCGCACTCGACAAGCTCGACAGGTGGGCCGATTACCCGAAGTACGTGAAGATCACACGTGAGATAGCCTACAAGGCCACAGGTTCGCAGCAGGCGGCGGCGAACTTCTCTCGGCTGGACGCGAAAGACCGCAGCGCAACTGGTTCTGTGTCGCATAGGCCGTACATCCCGAAGCACGCGAGTGGCTACATCGCGGACGGGCCGACACTCACGAACAACGGCTGGGTCGGCGAGGCGGGCGCAGAGGCGGTCGTGAACTGGGCCACTGGCGGCACGGTCATACCGCTTACGAACACGAGATACATGCTGCCTATCGCACAGGCAATCGCTGCCGAAATGCCGAACGGACAATCTGTGGCGAACGCCGAGACGAACTACATCGTCAGCATAAACGGGTCGACGTTCAACGACGTCGACATGATGCACACGACCGTCTACGACTTCCTGCAGTCGCTCTACCGCAAGGGGGCTATGAACATTGGCTAACGCAACAGGCACCCTGACGGACGGCACCTACCGCATCAGGACCGTGTCGTGGCCCGACTACTGCGTCGAGGGCGACGTCGAGAGGAACGGCGCCAAGTGGGTCGGCTGGTGGAAGGTGAACAACACAGACGGCGAGTACGTCCACCTGCAGACATTGGAGGACGGCACCTACCGCATCTGGTTCACGCTCACGCAGAAGTGCATGGCGAGCGACGGGACGTGGCCGACACAGACCACCGACACGTCGCTCGCCACGACGAGCTGGACAATCGCGGAGGCGTCCAGCGGCAAGTACACCATCGCCGCGAGCGACGGCAAGTACCTTACCTGCGACACGGGCAATTGGCCGCATATGTCCGCGACGGCCACGCAGTACACGTTCGAGACGGTCGGCGTCGTGCCAGACGGCATCTACCGCATCCACTCGGCCAAGTGGATGGTCTCGTGCATAGGCATCGAGGGCGGTTCCGCCGCGAACCGCGCGTGGGCGCAGCTCCAGGGCGTCAACGACACGCGGAACTCGCAGCTATGGAAGGTCACACACGGAGACGACGGCGGGCTGCTGCTCACCAACGTCAACAGCGGCTACTGCCTGTCCAGCGTCAACGTAGCCGCCGCGAAGGCCTCCGCATGGGTCGCGCAGCTCAAGCTCTCGTCAAGCCCCGACAGGTGGACGGGCTACATCGGCGAATGGGGCAAGGTGAACGGCATCTCGAAGCCGTACGTCACACTGCGCCCATCGTCGGGCGAGGGGGCGAGCCTGTACCTCGGTGTCAAGACGGGCTGGATGCAGATACAAGCCCAGGGAAAGAAGTACACGGGCGAGTGGTACAACCAGCTCTGGTACTTCGACCCGTCAGAGGCCTACGTGAGTTCCCTCACCGCCCCCAGCGGCCACGTCGCCTTCCACGGGTCGTACAGGGACGGCGAGGAACCCGACGACAACATGTTCTTCGTCGGCGGCACCGACGCGACGCGCACCGAGGAATTCACGCCCGCGTGGATTGGCATCGGCTCGACCTGGAAGGTGCGCTACCGCACGCGGAAGCGCGCCGTCAGCGGCTCCGAGTGGACCTTGTGGTCCAAGTGGCGCTCGCTCAGGGACGGCAGCGCGTCGAACGGCGGCTGGGGCGACGAGTGGCGGTCGAACTGCGCGACCGAGACGGTCGGCGGGTACGAGAGGGCCGACAACCCGATATCGGTCACGCTCGACGGCACCTACGACCGCGAGGAAATCCAGCTGCAGGTCCGCAGGTACGAGGACTCGATGCCGGTCGGGGCGCTGGACGGCGTCCCCGCACGCGGCAACGACGCGACGTTCACGTACGCCGCCCTCTGGAAGCCGACCGTCGCCGTGAAGGGCGCGACCATGACCCGCAAGGGTCTCGTGGTGTCCGTGGCCAGCGACTACAAGCACGGCGGCAACACCGCCAGCGACGTGACGATCACGGGAGCGGACGGGCGCACCATCGCCTCCGGCATCAGGGCCACAAACCTGCCGTACAACGGGGAACTCATCGTCAAACGCTCGCAGCTCGCCTCCTTCCCGCTCAAGGGCGAGACGCTCACGGTAAGCGGCGTGTACTCCACGACCGACACGACCGTGACGCTCTCGGGGACTGCCGAGATGGCGTACGACGGCAACTGGGTCGACGTCGTGCCGACCGTCACCGAGTCCGAAGGGTACTCGTACCTCGTCTCGTTCCAGAAGGCCACCGCGACCGAGTGTTACATCGACGCGGGTGACGGCACGGGTTTGAAGGTCGTCCCAATGTCGAAAAAGTCGAACGGCAGTCTCGTGACATATATGGTGTTCCCTTCGTTCGGCTCAGAGTCTACCGTCTGGTGCTACAGGGACCTGGGCGGTACGAAGTGGGCGCTCGGTTCCGCGAAACTCACATACGACAAGACACTCAACGTCTACGTCTGGAACTACGAAGGCGGGTGGTGCCAGCTCATCGCAAACAAGGGCAATATACCGAAGCTGTCACGCAGTACCGACCTCGACTACGACTCCTACGCCACGACGGCGGGCAGGTACAAGGTGATAAAGGTCGGCAACACAGTCGATTCGTCGCTGTCCGTCGACGGAGTATGCGGAATCGAGGGCAAGGACGCCGATCACAACTCGGTGGATGACGTGATAGCGCTTGGGTATTCCGCCGTGAACGGCAACTGGTGCTATTTCAGGACGCCAGACGGTCACATCTACAACGTGGTAGTGACAAAGGTGTCCAGCCCGAGGGAGGGGCACGGCTATTACGGCATGAGTGTGTCCATGGAGGAGGTCGACTTTGCCTGACTGGACCGACAGGAACCGGAAGGACACCGTCCGCGTCTACATGGTCTCCCCGACGAACCTGAACGAGGTCATAGGGGAGCTGAACGGATTCGAGCCAGAGGGGTCGACGCTCACGTGGGGCTACGACACCGACACGCGTACGAGCGGCTCCATCAAGGCCGTCGACTCGAACTGGGTGAAGAACTCGCGGCTGCGGATAGTCCACGAGGTGAGGGAGTGGGGCTTTCGGGAGGAACTCGGCACCTACGTCGTTACCGACGTGTCAGCCGACAGGAACAAGGGCGCGTGGGAGACCACGTACACGCTCCAGAGCACCCTGTACACCATGAGCGAGGACTACCTGCCGAATCATGTGTCCATCGCGAAGGGCGGGCTGGGCATCGACTTTATGAAGACGATTATGTCGCAGGCGGACGTGCCGTACGCCGTCATGCCGACCGCGAACCATTGGAGGTCCGCGGAGTCGGTCGTGTACGAACTCGGCGACTCGCGGTTGAGCGACCTGATGGATGTGTGCAAACGCTCGAACAACAGGGTCGACGTGGACAGCCACGGCAGGGTCGTCATATCTGGCTACGTGGCACCGCATAACATCTCACCGTCGTGGAGCATCGACCTCAAGGCGAGGGGCTACGACCCGCTCGACGGCATCACGTACACGACCAACGAGTTCTCGCAGGTCAACAGGGTCGTTGTCATACAGAAGACCGGCAGCGACGAGAAGCAGGTCGAGTCGGTCGGATACGCGGATGCCACGGGCAGGGTGTCCAAGCAGGCACGCGGCTACTACGTCACGCATGTCGAGAACGTGGACGACCTTCCGAGGGAGACGAATGCGGCGGCGTCGGACCGTGCCAGGAGCCTGCTGTCTAATTCCACGGAACTGATTGACGAGTTCCAGATGACCGTGCCGTACGCGCCTTACCGTATCGGGCAGACCGTCACGGTCAACATGCCTGACGGCCCGCTCAAGGGGCGGCTCAAGTGCCTCGTCAAGTCCATAGACCCGCTCGACCTCGGCAGGGCGTTCACCGAGGAACTGACTCTTAAGGTGGTGTGACGTGGAGGAGCTTGAGTTCGCGAGGATGCTCGCTACGGGGTCCCGCATACCGAAGGCGTCGGGCACGTCGGCCTCGCAGACGCACACGCTCATCGGCCGCGTCGACTCGGTCAGCAAGGACGGCCTCGTCGCGTACGTCGACCTGCACGGCTACACGGTCGAGGGCGACGAGGAGGGACAGGCCGTCCCGTTCGACAACTACGCGACCAACATCTCCGAGGGCGACGACGTCATAGTCCAGCTCGTTGGCGAGGACGGCGCGGGCAAGACGGGCTACGTGGTGGCGGCTGCTGGTCGAGGCCAGCAGCTCACGTACCGCGTGGACGAGATAGACGAGGCGGCGAGAAGGGCCACGGCGAGCGCCGAGACCGCCGCCCAGAAGGCCGAGGAGGCCACGGCGAGCGCCGAGACGGCCTCGGAGAAGGCGGGCCAGGCGATATCCGACGCAGCGAGCGCGAAGGCCGCAGCCGACGCCGCGCAGGCTGACGCGAAGAAGGCGAACGACGCGGCCAGCAAGGCGCAGTCGAGCGCCGACAGCGCCGCCACAGCCGCAAGCGACGCGCAGGCCAGCGCCGACACCGCCGACGCCAACGCGACCAAGGCGATAGCCGACGCGGCATCGGCAAGCGACGCCGCCGCAAAGGCCCAGACCAGCGCCGACGATGCGGCGAAGGACGCCTCTGCGGCCAGCACGTCCGCGGTCGACGCGGGCAAGGCGGCAGCGACCGCGCAGGCCGCAGCAGACGCCGCGCAGGCAGACGTGGACGAGACGCAGAAATGGTTCTACCACGACACGCTCGGCGCGCACGTGCTGAGCAGCGACGGGGACAACTACCGAGCCGACGTCACGCCGACCGCCCTCGACGTGGTCGACACGGGCACGGGTCACACGGTGGCGTCGTTCGGCAAGGACGGCGTCAGGTTCGACGCGGGCTACGACCAGACCATCGGCAGCGACAATGCGTACGTGAGGTTCCACGCCGACACCGACGAGCTTGAGATACGGGCGAAGTCCGTGGTCATCGGCTCGACCGACGTCACCGACGCCATCACCGACGCCAGGGCGACGGCGGACAAGGCCCAGACGACCGCCGACGCCGTCGACTCCCGCCTCGACGCGGTCGAGTCCGATTACGTCACCGACGCCACGCTCGCCACGACGGCAGACGGCATCAGGGGCGAGGTCGCGAGGAAGGTCTCGGTCGGCAGCGGCGGCACGGTCACCGACCTCAGCTCGGTCATGGAGCAGAGCGCGGACGGCGTTCTGCTCAAGTTCAGCAAGACCGTGGGCGGGACCACGTACCAGCCCGCCATCGAGCTGACCACCGACACGGACTACGACGACGGTAGGACCGTGAACTCCGCGATAAAGATGTGGGAGTCGATGTCCGCGCGCGCGGGCGGCGGCGACCCCGTCACGGAGATAAACGGCTCGACCATGCGCATCAACAAGGTCGTGCTCGTGGAGTCCCTGCGCGTCGGGGGCTGGGTGCTGAGGGCCATGTCCGACAGCTCGGACGGGTCGGAGCTGATAGAGATAAGGAGCGTCTGATGGGTACCGTCACATTCACCACGCTCGCGACGAAGAGTAACCTGTACCTGCGCGGCGTGGTCGACTACACGGTCACGAAGAAGAACCGCTCGACGGCGACCGTCAAGTACACGGTGTCGTTGCAGGCGAAGTCGGGCGACTCGTCCTCGCACGCGGTGTACCTCAACGAGAAGGTCGGGTTCTCCTACAACTCCTCCTCCGTGGCCAGCGCGAACATCAACAGCGGGTGGTCGGCGAAGGTCACCGTGAGCGGCACGTCGTGGAAGACCTACTACACGACCGCGAGCGGCACGTTCGACGTCGCCAGGAAGCAGTACGGCGCGTCCTCCGACAGCAAATACTACAGCGTGACCGCCGACTTCGACGTCAGCGAGTGGGATGACTCGAACTTCTCGGGAACCGAGTACATCGAGATACCCCCGAAGCGTTCCTACACCGTCACCTACGACGGCACGGGCGCGTCCTCGTACCCCGAGGCGGGGGTCAAGTGGGACGGCGAGGCGATGACCATCAGCGCGGACGTCCCCGTGAGGACGGGCTACCAGTTCGTCTCGTGGAACACGGCGTCGGACGGCAGCGGCACCGAGTACAAGTCGGGCGCCAGCTACACCGCCGACGCCGCGCTGACCCTCTACGCGGTGTGGTTCCGCGCCTGCACGGTCTCCGTCGTCTCCGCGACCAGGGGCAGCGGCACGGGCGACGCGTTCGCCGAGGACACCGAGGCGGGCACGTGCGTCCGCGTGGAGTACCTCGCGGGCGGCGGCACGGCGGGCATGACGGGCACCTGCACGGCGGTCTCCAACGTCGGCGTGACGACGGGCACCGCCGAGTCGGGCATCGCCCTCTCGGACGAGCCGACCACGGTGGTCGCGTACCTCGACTCGGTCGGCCTCGGGTCGCAGACGGTGACCGTGTCGGTCACGGACGGCAAGAGCACGGCCAGCGCCACGGCTGTCGTGTCGAGCGCGGCGGCGCCTGGCTTCTCGATGCGGAAGAGCGGCAGCTCGGTCGTGGGAGTCGGCATCATGGGGGCGGCGCCGCAGCACGGCGTGACCATCGACGGCATCCCCGCCGCCACGCACCTCGACGTGGCCTACGTGGAACTCGGCACGACGGCGTCGCGCTCGTACTCGGTCGGCGACCTCGTGAGCGTCGACGGCACGCTCTGCCGCATCACGCAGGACGTCGCGCTCGGCGCGGGACTCGTCGGCGACACGAACTACGCGAAGGTGACGGGCGGCGTCGGCAGGTACGTCGGCACGCCAACGTACACGTACGCCACGAAACCCACGGAGGAGACGGTCAAGGCCGACCACGACGCCCCCTGCTTCGTCCTCGTGGCGTCGCCCTTGGAACTCTACTACGTCAGCTAAGGGAGGACACAATGGCATATCAGGTAATCCAGCAGGCGGTCGGCAAGGACGGGGCGCTCACGACGACCTCGTGGAACTTCGACCTGCGCAAGCACGCGGACAACAAGTACCACACCATCCTCGCCAACGGCGCGGTTGCGGACGGTTACAGCTCAATCGCCGCCGTGATGCTCACCAGCGAGGGCGGCTTCGTCAAGAGCGAGTGCTACACGTTCGAGACGGAG